AAAACCATAGGAATACGACCATAATCTTTATAGCCGTATTTGTAGATAATTGATGGATTATCACCTGTCTTTAGGATTTCGACACTACCAAAAGGCGCATTACCATCTTCAATATCTTCTTCAAGTTTTTCACAGAAGTTGTGATAACATAGACCATCAATAGTTCCTTCGCCAATACAAACAGTCTTGATACCTTCATCAGTCTCAATGTCTGTAATGTATCCTTTTTCAAAAGTACCGATCATCACGGCGTTTTCGAATATTGGTAATCCATCCTTGGTTTCTGTTTCGCCATGCCCATTGAGGAACGTTCTTTCTTCGTCAAGAAATTCGCATCTAATGCTTTTCCCTTCAAGTGTCGGTAGAGCCTTTTCGCAATATTCCATGATCCAAGAAATACCGTTTTCGTTATATTTACTTGCTACACCATTTTTCTCATCCACGCATGAGTCAGGATAGATTTCGTGAAGTATAACCTTGAAATGTCTGCGACCATTTTTTGAAACTTTTTTAGAAAGCTCAAAACTTTTCATTTCAAGTTCCTCCTGTTGAACATAATCTATATAAAAAGAGGACAGTAGTATAACCGCCCTCTTGATATATTGTATTTAATTGTTTATAAAAACCTTCTTTTATTGCCCATCATCAACTAAGGCAATAATTATTTCATCACCACTGTTATGCAACGGCGTTAATGAAATAAAAGATTCACCAGTATTATCATCAAGATAATCTTCTAAATCTTTATCTATATCTTCATGCACTCTAAACTTTACTATCTTTTGCATACTATTTACCTTCTATATAGGTTTTACTGCCCACTTGGAGCAGGAGTTCCATTTGTATTGCTTGCCCTTGTTTGAAGTGTACTATAATTTGAAGTGCTATCGTCTACTGGTCTGCCAACGCTCTTATCATTGCCTTTAGAAGAAAGTGTATAACTTGTTTGATGAACAGGATATTTGTTCTCAATATCATCTTCTAATTCTTGATTTAACAAAGCAAAATAAACATTTGGCGATATTCCAGCGGCACTTGCCCAAAGAGAAAGCGAGCCTTTCCCTTGTAAATATAAATCTTTCGCATTGGCAACCATTGTTTTCTGATTAACATAAGTTGTTGGAAGATATTTGCACTCAACAAAATTTTTCTTGTCTTTGATTATATTTGCGTTTATGCATTTATTTAGCTCGGATTCAATTTGTTCAATCCATTGGAATACTTGTGAACTTAACAATTCTAAATTGTTCACTTGTGACGAGTAGTTACCGCTTCCAGAACCATTTAACAAAGATGCGGCAATTCCCAAATCCATAGCAATCTTATCCCCAAGATTGGATTCGTATTTATCATCAAAAATATCTGTATTTCCAGAATCAATACTGTCAATTTTTGTTCCAGCCGCAACGGAGAAAAACGAAATACCGCCACGATTATTTTTGTTCATTACTGCACTTTTTACTTTTTCATGTTGATTTAGTTGCTGTTGTTTTGATAGAGCGGAACTACCTTTATCTTTCCCTTCTGGAAATGTTTGATAAATAATTCTATTGTTTATCTCATCTAACACATTTCTTTTTGTATCAGTAAAATAATCGCCATATAAAATATCGTTTATAGCCGCGAGAACAAGCGGTCTACCCCAAGGTTCTTCTTTGCTACTTCTAATTTTATGAACAATAGTTTTGTTTGGGTCAAGTATAGCCCAACGCTCATGATTACCTTGATTATAAGCGTCACGAATTTCTTTCGGATATTTTCTTAATTTTCGTTTTGCTTCTTCGCCCTCGCAATTATCAAAATATGAAAGGTCGAAAGCAAGCTGATAATTTGAATTTCTAATACCAATTATTTTTGTATAATCAGGTAATAAAGATATTACAGACGCATTTATTCCAAGCTCGTTAATTTCGTAAATTCGTTCAACATCATAATTTGAAAGAATCTTCTCCCTTGATAACGGTCGTTTTGCTGTTTCAAAATAATAAAAAGCAACACCATCAATCATACCCCTGAATAATGCGTCACGCATAATCTCTTTATGTTTGATATTTCGTAAAACGGAATCCATGAGCAATCTATTTCTTTTCCGCTTTTGCTGTGAATCTCCATATTGAACAATAACGTTATCAAGTGTCGGCATCGCAACCATATAATCAACGGTATTTGTGTAAACGCCATTACATCCATATAATATACGAGATATTTCACGTAACACCTGATTGTTCGCCATTGGATCGCGAATTAAATCTCTTATCTGCTCTGGTTTATATATATCAAAAACATTCATCATTCCATAGCAGGAGAGCGAATTTACACGATAAGAGCGATAAGAATTAAATTCATAATCCTGATTGTCTTGTTTTGATTCTAATTTATTATTATCATAAGATTTATTTTTATAATTACTTCGTCTGTTATAAGAGGAAGTAGTATTTCTATTGTTTGCCATATACTAAACCTCCTTCAAATAGACAGTTTGTTATCTAATATATAGCTAATATTATTGAAATCTGTATATGGTATTCTTATTAAATTAATATTATTATCATTGCAATATTGATTCTTTATTTCATCATGTCTTTTCCCAATTTGATACTTTTCTATGCCACCAAAATAATCAACAGGTTTAAAATGCTGTTCACCATCATATTCAATTACCGTATTGTTTTCTGGTATATAAAAATCAAAAGGCAACAATTTAATGTCTTTACAATCATCAAAAGTATGCTGATGAAAATAATCTATATTGTTTTCTTTCAAATATAGCATTATTCTCTTTTCACCTTTAGAGGTAACACATTTTCTACACCCTCTACCAGATAATAATAGCGCAGGTGTGGTTTCCCAAACATATCTGCACTTATCGCACTTGCACTTGATTTTTGTTTTGATATTTTTGTATTCGCCAATAATTGTTATATCTGGATTGATTTCATTTAATTGATTAACAAAATCATTATGAGTTTTTCTTCGTGAATTATGAAAGCATTCGGGACACCCATGACCGCTTAACAATGCACTTGCTTTTGTACTCCATTCATGAGAACATTTATTACATCTGCATAGTATTTTATTATTAGCACCAGTATATTTGCCAATAATGCTTATGTCTTTATTAATTGATTTCATTTTTAAAAGAAAATCATCATGTGTATTAAGTCTTGATTTTTTATAACACTTTGGACATCCAAAACCTTGTATTAAATTACTTGGTTTTGATTTCCATTCATGACCACACACATTGCATTTAACATCAATCTTTACATTGTCTTTGATATAATTGCCTATGATATAAATTTTAGGATTAATGTTATGCATTTGACTTACAAACTCTTCATGAGTTTTTGTTATTGATTTCTTCGCACATAATGGGCATCCATAACCTCTCAATAAGTTTGAAGGTGAAGCATACCATATATGCCCACAAACCAAACATTTAACCTGTATTTTCATACTGCTTTTTTCATAAACGCCCAATACTTCAATTTTGTCTGTTTTACTTTTTAATAAAGAAACAAATTCTTCATGTGTCCTTCCTTTCATTTTAATCACTCCTAATAATCACTCGATATTTTGGTCATAAAAAATAGCAAGCTGACGAAACAGCTCACTACTTTTTTTGTATTTATAAATTGATATGCCATCTGCATTTCTCTTTACAAATGTGTATCTAATTCCAACTGATTTTAAATAATCAACTTCATCTCTCCATTGTGTACTATATTCAGTATCAAAACATTTCTTATTCTTAATCATATTTAATTTATAAAAACATCATATTCGTAATCTTCATTCTGGTTGATTAAATCTCTTTCAAGAAGAGATGCCATATAACTTCCGTATGAAACAGAAGTATATCTATCCTTTCTATTGTTTCCTTGCTCTCTTATCACAATAACTCCTGTGTCTGGCTTCTTTTCATAAACCAAAGATGTTGTTTCAGAGAATAATGCCTGTGTTTCAAAGAAAGGAGTTTCATAGAATAACTGCGTATCTGCATCAGGCGCAGAAGTATATTCTTTAATCTTTGGAAGTATTTCTTCACTTGCCTGTTCAAATGTTACAAGAAAGTCTATTCTTTTTTCTGCAAGTATTCTTCTAAAATCTAATGCAATATCTGAATTCATTTTCTGTGTCGCATTAACAGCAAATATTCTCGGTTCAGCACCTTCAACCCTAATCCGATTAGCTAAAGCGTCATCATTCATACAAGTCAATGCAGAATATTCAATGCTTCTATCTTCGTCATATAATGGTCTTGCCAATAAGTCATAAATTCCTAAACCAGAATTTCGCGTATCAAGACAGATATAATCGCTTTGAAAATCTTCATATAATTCTCTGATACGAGTTGCTTGTTCCTTTAATTCTCCGCCTTGAGCATGTTCCATATATGGAACTACTCTCCGATATCCATTGTTGACAATTGTTTCATTTGAATCATCTGGCTTGTATGAGGTTGTCTCAGGTAATAAACGAATACAACTAAATACAGAATTATCATTATTATCGTTTTCTACGAACGCCATATCACAAGCCACAATACGGATTTCATTCTTTTGCTTTGGAATTTCATAAGGATTTTTTCTTCCACTTAAAAAATCCAAGGTAGTCCTTGGATAAAATGGCTGCTTACAGTTTTGATTTCTTTGTAACAAGTCGTATGTGAAAAATGCGTAACGATTTTCCTTGATTCTTGAATTCATAAATTCAAGTTGCCATGTCATAGGGTCTTGTTTCTTATGTTCAGTCTGGAAATATCTCATTGTTTTAATCTTATGTTTGATTGCTACTGACTCATCAAAAGCAAGCATACAAGATTGTTTACCTGCAAGCATATCATTATATGCTTGGTCAACAATTCCCCACATCCAGTTTCCGTTATCATACCAACTTGAACTAATATATATATCAACATTCTCTTCTTGTAATTCTGGAATGTTTGCATAAAAATCATCCATAAGATAAGGTGTCTGCCTTATAATCTGGAATGGTGAAAGAATACTATCATCAATTATTTTTTTGATTTGCCTAAACTCTTCCCTGACAATAGCGGTTGAACGATAACCACGCCCATTCTCGCTTGCAGGAACAACTGTTATTGTGCTTCCATTTTTGAAATATACTATTACTTCATTTTGGTTATCTTTTATTTTCTTAATTTCTTTTCGTAGCTTTGGCGACATATTCATAAGCTCTTTTTGTATCTTCTCTGATACAAGTAATTTTGATTGTCCTTTCGTACTTGACGATAAGACTATCATCGAATTTGGATATAGAATACATCGGCAACACGCCCATAAAGCAATTATGAAAGACTTGGCAGATGCTCGACTTGCTATTACAACAATGAAGTAACATATACCCATCAGATAAAGCATAATTATCTGATATAAATGAAGTGATATTCCAAGATAATCAATTGCAAATCTATGTAAGTTTCTTCTGAAAAAAGTTATCCATTCTATAAAATGGTCTAAAGTTTTTTCATTGCCAAGAAATGAATCAGGTGAAAATCTCTTGTACAATTCCTTCTGCCGTTCATCTGCATCTACATTAGGTTTGTATTTACTACTCATCATCAACAATATCTTCTTCGTCTTTTACATAATACTCATAATCTCGTTCTGATGAACCAGTCATTAAATTCTTCAAAGGACGAACAAGAAACCTCTGGAAGTAATCACCAAGACCATCATGGTCTTTGTATCTTTCTTTATTCTTGTAATACTCGGCAGGAGTGTATTGTTCTATAATCTGTGCATTAACACCAAGAGAAAAATCATCTTCATTCGTTGACTCTCTTACTGTTTTCAACCCAGCTTGAGCAAATGACTTTCGATATGACTCGGTTAACTTTATATAGTCATCTGTTCTGCCAGACATCATAGCTCTTGTTTGTTGCATCTTAGTCTGACACAAATCCATAATAAATATCTCTTGATTGCTATCAAAATCAGGATTTGACTTCTTTAAATATCTATAATGTTCTTCTAAAGCTTTATAATCTTCATCTGAAAAACCATAGCCCCATCTACCACGAACCGAATCTGGTATCGTGCTAATAGGTTTTGTCTCTAAATCTTTTTCAAGTGATTCATCTTCCCTTAAATCAAAAAGAAAACATTCATCAATTGAGTTGTCGAATGTTTTCCCTTTATAACCTGATAAATTTAATTTTTTTATATACTCACCGATTGGTGGTGTTGAAGCTTGTGATTTTTTTATACAGCTATCAACAATAGATTCGTTATAATATAAATCCATCGCCATACATATCCGCTTTATTGCCTTATGTATATCATGGAAACTTAATAAGTATTTATTATATAGTTTTGCGAGACAGTCTTTGCATATTGGCATAAATCCATTATTTTCAAAAATAGGACTATAAGTTTTAAAAAAATTCATCGGTCTTGTTTCAACTCTACCACATTTACTACACCTATATTCTATCTCGCGTACTGGAAAAATATCAGATTTTGCCAATGCGCTCACCTCTCTTAATATCAACTAATTTAATATTATCAACTATCAGATTGCATTTCGTTTTTCTTTAATTCCAAATTCTATGTAATGTCTATAATATAACGGCAAATTATTTCCAAAAGATTTTTGTAAATC